AGACCAATTCAATCAAGAGTATATGGCTGAGTTTATGTCAGTCAGTGGTCAGGTATACAAGGGTTGGAGTATGAATAACAATTATGGCAAAGTTGAATACGATCCAGCATTACCAATTAATGTATCGTTTGATTTTGGCGTTAATGATCCTACAGCTATTATATGGTTTCAGCGTAACGGTGGAGAGTTTAGGGTGATTGATTACTACGAGGCAAGTAACGCTGATGTATCACATTTTATACAGATGATTAGGGCAAAGCCGTACAGAGAAGCGGAACTATACACAGGCGACCCAGCGGGCAAGGCAAGAAGTATAGTTACAGGTACATCGCCAATCGAAGAATACGGGAAGAGTGGAATTCATATACGCAATAAAGACGGAGTAAGGATTGAAGAACAGATAAGGGTTACACATAAATATATACCAAGTCTATATGTGTCAGATAGGTTAGAGAGGTTCAGGGACTGTTTACTTAACTACAGATATCCGGAGAAGAAGTCATCAATGATTAACCAGAGCAATGAAACTCCCGTACATGATGAATATTCTCATGCTATGCGTGCTATGGAGTATTATTTTGTGAACATAGATGAAGTTGTTGATAATACAACAATCGAATCTCAATGGAAGGATAAACAATGGAAAATAGGGCGATGAATAGTTTAGTTACCGTAAAAGAGCAAACTAATGATGAGTTATTTATGGAATCCCTGAAATCATTAGATCCTAACTTGTGGTTGATTAAAACGTTTCTACTTAAACATAAAGTTAACCCGTTAATATTACCGTCAGTTATTGAGGCTGTATCACGCGTGGACGGTGGCAGTGGTTGGGGATCAGTCACAGTGGAAATAAGAGATCATCGAGCAATAAAGTGTCGTGGGATCGACGATAAATTATTAGAATTAGAAATATCTTGACTATATGGCCGACATGATACTACAATAGCAGTATATAATCCGTAATTAGAAGAACTATAGCGGGTGTACAGAGGGTTGGATACCATCCTTTTCTTTGTATGCCCGCTTTTTTTATGCCTGAAGCACTTATTGTCAGAGGAACCAAAAAAGAGCGTCAAACATTTTATGACGTAGACCAGCACTATCGTATGGCTAAGGATGACCTAGAGCAGAGGTTTGCTGATTGGGATGCTAAGGATGAATTGTTCAGATCCCATATCAGGGAATCAGGATGGCCATATTCCGCAGAGATATTCGTACCACACACATTTACAGCGTTATTTGAGAAAATGGCGAGACTTAATGGCGGTAAGCCAAGAGGTCGATTAATCCCGCGTGAAGGTGGAGATGTTATCAAGGCAAAGATTAATAACGAATTGTTAAACTTCCAATGGGATGAAGCAGGGAGAGTCGATAACGAGCCAATGGTGGCTAAGTATGCACGTATGGATTTAAATACTAGATTATACGGAGCTTCTTTTGCGATCGCTAAATGGAGATACGAATGTGATAAAAACGGTGATGTGTTATTTGATGGACCTGTGCTAAAAGTATTAAATAACCGTGACTGTTTACCAAATCCTTCATATTCAACGATCAAGAACTGGTTTCAGTATAGAGATTATGTAACAATCCAAGAACTTGAGCGTGTTAATGATATTTCGTTGGAAAAACCTGTATACAAAAATCTAAAGTTGCTAAAAGACGCCGTTGTTGAAGAAAGCAAAGCAACAGGTGATTTACGTGAAGAGAATTATATGCCACATGGCAGAGCTATTACAGGTCAGCAAGACTTTCTAGGTCACGATGAAGCACCAGAGTTCAGAACAGTAGAGATTGTTACCGAATACCGTAATGATAGAAAAATAGTATTTTCACCTAAACACGGAGTTATCTTAGAAGACGGCGAGAACCCATATGACCATAACCAAATCCCTGTAACAATGTTGAAATACATACCTATCGATGACGATATTTATGGTTTATCAGAAATAGAGCCAGTCGAGAAAATACAAAAAGCTATGAACGCTTTAACGTCGCAATACATTGACGCTATTAATATGGATTTATACAGAATCCTCAAGGTTAACAAGACTGGTGTACAAATGCAAACGATTAAATGGGCTCCAGGTGCTGTATGGACGATGAATAATCCTGAAAGGGACGTTATCCCGCTCGAAACGTCAATGTCGGTTTCGAGTAAGTTTGTTGACGTGTATTCTTTGTTGGTCTCGATGTTTAATCAAGCTATGGGGGAATCTAGCGGGGCGTTTTCTACGCTACAACCGTCCGGGTCACAAAAGACAGCAACGGAAATACAAGACAGCCAAACAACTAAATCATCAAGAGATAATTTTAACCAAGTATTTTTATCAGAGACGATAAAAAAGCAGATGACGTTTTGGTTACTTATGAACCAGCAATTCACGTTCAGTGACCCAGCGAAATCTACGTTGTTATTAAGAGTTGTAGGTCGTGACGCTATCCAAGAGTTCCAGACACTAGGTTTGGATTCAGCAACACCAGATACAAGCCCTGAAGAGATGATGATCCATGAATCGTCCATATTAAACGGTCAGCCTGTAGAGACACAATCGTCACCACAGTATCCTGTGTCGATAGACGGCAAGATACAGCCTAAATTCTCGCTAGATCAAGACGGGCGTACGGGAGTATTAGTAATGACGCCAGATGATATGACGGGTAACTATGATTATATAGCGGATGTAGAGCCTATGCAGGTCACTAATACAGCTCAGGAGACAAGGAGCGTACAGGAAGCAGTCGAGTTGTTAGCAAATCCACAGATTTTACAATTATTACAACAAGAGCAGAAAATACCAAAGATATCAGAATTACTTGTTGATTTATTTGATCGTAAAGGTTTAAAGAATAGTGATAAATATTTTGAGACACTACAACTACAACCGCCGATGGGTGGACTGGATGGAATGCCTCAGGAAGGAATGCAAGATGGACAATTACCAACTAACGGAGCAGGAGCAGTCCCTGGTCAAGCAGGGGGAATCCCTACAAGCTATCAAGGAGCTTGAGGGCTGGAAAGTTATAAGAGGATGGTTAGAAGCTAGGGCGTATCATACGTGGGTTGATCCTAAAGAGTTTAAGAACAAAGAAGGTTGGATGTGGGCTGAAATGAATTTGTATCATAACGCAGAGGTCGCGAAACAGATACTTGTAGATTATGAGGATTCGATAGCACAAGCAGAGTTTTTGCGTAAGAAAGAGCGTGGAGAAGTCGAGAGTAATTTATTTAAAAAAATATTCCAGAAAGGGGGATAAATATGGACAGTTTCACAATAAGAATTAAACCAGCTATCGCTTTGGTTAACGATCAGTCGGGTGGTAATTTAACAGGAGCTAATGTTGTAGGGTCACAAAAGACTTTCGAGATGCATGGTAACAAGTACCAACTCAATGCAGGTGATACTTTAGCCGTACCAGAGATAGTAGCGACGACATGGGTGGCATCAGATAACGAAGTCGAGATATTGCCAGGCGGATTTGTATAATGGAAGAAAAATTAAGCAATCTTCCTGGAAGTCACAATGATTTTTGGGAAGATTCGGAGACGAACCAACACAAGATGGGAGTTAAAGAGGAGTGCGAGCATTTCTTTGAAGAAGACGGAGAGAGAAAGATTAAGTGCAAGAAATGTGGGATGGGGCTATTTATTGATGTAGAAGACGAGATCAGAGATGGTCACCTTTTCTGCGTTAATAAGTTAATTATTTAGCGCACGGGTCGCCACCGTTATCGGGCAGTAAGAAAGGAGAGCTAGTATGGCTCAAGACGACGACACGGCTGTAACAGACACCGCAGACGAAACTGTGGTTCAGGATTCGCCAACTGATGAAACAAACGAAGACTTCAGTACCGAGGAAGTATCGGACGAAGTTGAAGACGATTCTGAAGTAGAGGAATCGTCAGGTGTAGAACCAGAAGAATCTGACGAAGATCGGAACTGGAAAGCTTTACGTGAAGAGAATAAAAAGCTAAAGGAACAGGCACAGGCGCAAACGCGCCGAGAGGGACGCGCTGATTTAACAAGATCAGTATTAGCACCTCAGGATCAGTCTGCACTCCAATTAGATGAATTCAAAGCAAAGCTAATGTTTCCAGAGCTTGATCCTGATTCAGATAAGTACAATGCCCTTTTCGATAAGGCTGTAACTGGTGACTACACTATCGCCTTGAATGATTATGTTTACAGTGGGACTAGCCAATTGCCATCGGCAACGGTTATCGCCAAACAGATGAAATCTGAATGGGAAGCGCAATTTGGAACAGCCACTGCGAAAGCAAAAGTTGAAGGTGCGAAAGCTGCGAAGAAGTCGACTGTGGCACGTGAAGCTACTGTTGAAGCCGAAGGGCGAAGTGATCGAGGTAAAACCCAACAATCTAATGACGATATTCGTCGTCTAAGAGAAATAAGTCGAACCTCTGGTCAAAACAGTATGGACGCGATAACAGAACGATTATCTCGTAGCGGTTTATAAAAAATAGAAAGAGGTGAATAATTAACATGGCTTTTGGATTAATGACTTACCAAGATGCTGCAAGACGAGAAGATTTAATTGATATTATTGGAGACGTGTCACCTGACGCGAACCCATTGACGACAATGTTATCGACTTCGACTGCAAAAGGT